AGGGAAAAAGTAAAATTGATCAAACGCCTGACCGAGCTTTTCCAAGGCCCTAAGGCTATAGTCCATAGTAGTGATGTTAAGACTGTTCCGATTGTGATGCCAATCGCCCATAAAAATTCCTGTATCACAGCCTTCCTCCTTGGCTTTGGCAATGTACCAATCTACAAAATCTTCACAGTCTTGATTGTGAGTGTGACTATTAGATTTTAATCCAAAATGTATGTCTGTAAAACAGGCAACTTTCTTAAACAACTGCGTCATTCGGATGTATCCTCATTGTATCTCTTAACTGCGGCCGCATGTTCTCCAGCACCAGTTCTGCTGTAACTAGGATTCATGCCATTAATTTCTAAAATGTCGTCACGAATATTTTGATTACGTTTCTCAATATTAATAACACGAACAAAACTATTAGTAACGGCGGCAGTAAAGTATGCAAAGGGATTATCGGATTTTGATTCATCGAATTGTAGTCCTATCTGTGTTAGTTGTAAAATAGCTTGACCCTTCATTTCGTCATTGTATGTGTAGCCGCGAACGTTGCCTCGTGTAGCATATCTCTCACATAATTTTAACATCATTCTAGCCAAGGTGTTAGTAATTTGGCCAGCATCTTTATCAAATTTACCTTTGACTAAGTCGCCCTTCCAGTGACTTTTACCCACGCATACCAGCTCGTCTTTGTCATTGAATTTCCAATGTTGGAATGGCGGAAAGTTTACTTTGTCTCTATGATCTGCCAAACTTTTGGGATTTTTCTTTCTAGTGTTGTTCAGCGGGATGTGATCAAACGTCATGATTCTAAATACCACATCTGTTTTAGCTATCTTTTTGTAGTCAACTTCGCAGTCTGCTTGTTTGACTTTTTCTCCAGCCTTTTTACGAGTTTGATAATCCAAATCTCCTATTCGCTTTGCACGATTGCGTTTGGCTTCAGCTATACTACGTATATTGATTTTGTCTACACTTGACAATATAAGATCGTATTGGTGATATTCTGGGCTGGTAAACACACAATATGAGCTTTTTGATTTATGTATTTCTAACAACATATCCTTGTTGTTTAGGTAGTTAACTTTTGCTGTCATCCTTAGAGTCCTCTTATATGTTATTATAAACTACGCAGTTAATAAAGTCAAATAAATAATATACCAAAAGGGATATTATTATGGCATTCGGCGACAACTTACTACAAACTGTGACTAGTTCACAAAATGCAATTGGCGCGGCCGCTAATGCGGTTAATATTGCTGGAAACTTATCCAGTGCTATTAGCGCCGGATATAACAACGGCGGCGTAATGAGTGCTATTCGTAGTATTGATCTACCAGCAGCCGGCGAAGCAATAGGAGACATAACCAGTGCTGTAGCCAGTTTCGGCGGAGATTCCAATTCCAATGATTGGCGTGTTAGATTGAGCTTGCCAACATGGCCCAGCTTTAGAAATAGTCCAGTACTTTCTCCGTTAAAAGATGCAGGTGGATTAATTTTTCCTTACACTCCTCAAATCACAATGACCAGTAAGGCCAACTATACTACTATTCCAGTGACACATCAAAATCATACATTTAGAGCATTTCAAAATAGTGAACACGGAGAAATCAGTATTACTGCCCCAATGAACGTTGAAGATCCTACACAAGGATTATACTGGATTGCGGCGGTTCATTATTTAAGAAGTTTAACCAAAATGTTCACGGGAACTGATCCTAAGGCAGGTAATCCTCCTCCAATTGTTATGTTAAACGGATACGGAAACTATGTGTTTAAAAATGTCCCTGTAGTGGTTACAAATTTTACAACAACACTGGATGCGGCATCGGACTATATCGGCGTCAACGTTGTAGGCAGTGCGGCAGGAGCTGCCGCAGGGGTAGCAGATGCTATTGGAGGCCTAGCAGGCAGTTTAGGTGGAGCCATACCTGGCATTAGTGGCATTACAGATACGGTAAGTAGTTTAGCTGGCGGTATTGGGCAAGTTGCCTCCTTAGCTGGAACATTTGGTATCGGCGGAACCACTAGCGGAGGGGTCACTCATGTTCCAACCAAGAGTAGTTTCACAGTAACACTACAACCAATGTACAGCAGAAACAGTATGAGAACCTTTAGTCTTGATAGATTTGTTCAAGGCGGTTATATTAATAATAGTTTTGGATATATCTAAACATGTCATCACATTACACAAATACTAGTCCGTGGTATACAACACCAATTGTTAACAATTATTTGGATGTATTAACAATACGACCAGTTGCTTCAGCGGCTGATGATTTCTTGTACACTATTCAACCACAATATACCTACAGACCAGATTTACTAGCATTTGACTTGTACGGGCAAGCAAGTTTGTGGTGGGTGTTTATTCAACGTAACCTTGATGTACTGCATGACCCTATTTTAGATTTTGTTCCAGGAACACAAATTTATATCCCAAAAGGATCAGGATTAACCACAGTATTAGGATTATAATATGAGTCTAGACGGAATACCAGGCCTAGTAGATTCAGCAACCGCTAGTGTTCAAGCAGGCGCTCAGTCGATCAGTAATACAGTATCCGGCATTGGATCTTCTGTTAGTAGTTTTTTATCTCAAGGCCCTGCCAGTGCGTTAGGATCAGTAGGAGATGCAATATCGGGTATTTTTCAATCAGTTAGTAGTTTTATAAAACCTCTAGCTGGAGTAAAACTTCCACTGCCTAATCCTTTGTTTGCCTATGCCAGTTATGATTATGTATTAGGTATAGGAATTTTAACAGACGAACAATTAGCAAATCCAAGTTTGTACATGAGTACTTCTCAGTATCCATTGATATGCAAATCTGCTAATGCAGATCCTAGCAATCGTATTAACACACCTTATGGAAAATTTGACTTTTTTATAGATAACTTAGAAGTTAAAGGTGTGCTAACTGGAAACAACGGAAAAAACTCTAGTGTTACTAATATAACATTTGATATCACTGAGCCATACAGCATGGGTTTATTTTATATTGCCTGTCAGCAAGCTGCCGATCAAACAGGTCATAAAAACTGGAGAGATGCTCCTTACTTGCTAACAATAGAATTTAGAGGTAACACAGAAACTGGACAGATGGCCAATGTGCCTAACACTACTCGAAAACTAGTTTTTAAATTTCAAAATTTAACAATGAAAGTTACCGAAAAAGGTGCAGTATACAATGTTGAAGCATTTGTACAAGGTATGCAAGCTCATACAACAGAATATGCCAGTTTAAAAACAGATGTTTCTATCAAAGGATCCACTGTACAAGAAACTTTGCAAACTGGAGATAAAAGTCTTCAAGTTGCTGTTAACCAAAGATTGCAAAAACTAAAACAAGATAAAATAGTTGATGTTGCAGATGAGATTGTGATAATGTTTCCAACTGATATATCTGCTGGATCATCTCCTGCATCGGATTCAAACTCATTGGAAACTACCACAGGCGCAACACAAGCTACCGATGCTCCAAGTGCCACAGCAGTATATTCTCAATTGGGTCTTTCTCGTAGTTCAGTAAACAAAACACTAGTACAATCAAATTCAAATTGCAATATATTAGGAAAATCAGAACTTGTATTCAACGAAGTTAAAAAAGGAGATCCTAGTACTGGCCAAGAAAATAAGATATACGATCCCAAAGGAAAAATTTATGTCCAAGGGAAAAACACTATAGATACAACATCAAGTGAATTTAAATTTACACAAGATAGTGATATTCCTAATGCTATTAATCAAGTGATGTTAAAAAGTGATTATGCAAGCAAAGCATTAGAGGAAGGCAATGTTACACCTACTGGTATGAGACAATGGTGGCGTATCGATACACAAGTTTACAATATTGGTGACATACAAAATAACACTGGTAAGAAACCCAAATTAATTGTATATCGTGTTGTGCCATACGAAGCACACACTAGCAAAATTATGCCACCTAACACAAAAGCTCCAGGTTTTGAGCAATTGAAAGCACAGGCTGTTAAAGAATACAACTATATCTATACTGGTAAAAATATAGATATTATAAAATTTGATATAGAATATAATGCAAGTTTTAGCACTACGTTGCCTGCCGGTAGCCTAGCCAATACACAAGATAGTAAAAATGCGGCAGCAGAAGGCGGAACTAAAGAAAAAACAGCACCAACTTTGACACCTTTGGAAAAGGGAAATAAACCCAGTGGTGCTCTAGGCGAAAGTACAACACAGAACAAATACTCTGGTACTTCTTTGCCTACAGATAAGAGAGGTGGCGGCGGCAGTGAAGATCAAAAGACTCGTGCGGCCCGTGTATGGCACGATGCAATCAACGGCGGAACAGACATGCTACAACTTAATATGGAAATCATTGGAGATCCTTATTATATTATGCATAGTGGCGCTGGCAACTATACAGCACCTCCAAGTCAGTACAGCAATCTCAATGCCGATGGATCAATGAATTATCAAAATGGTGAAGTTGATATTATAGTTAACTTTAGAACTCCTATAGACATTAATCAAACCACAGGTTTGTATGATTTTGGAGGTAAAAGCGCAACAGCCCCTATCATGGCATTCAGCGGACTGTATTGTATAAACAATGTTGAGAGTCATTTTAAACAAGGAAAATTCACCCAGAATTTAATTGGGTTTAGAAGACCTGCACAAGAATTGAAGAAAACTGGTACACCGTTTAACACATCTAAGAAAATTGTTGATCCTAACAATCCTGACGGTGAAGGAACACGGGTTCCGCCTCCAGGCAAGCCTGATTAAGGATCACTATGGCAGATAAAAATTACGACTATGCACCGTCAGGTGATGCAGAACAAAAACCTGGCCCGTTTTTAGCACGAGTTGTTAGTCACCTTGATCCTACATACATGGGTGTATTAGAAGTTGAAATTTTAAGACCTGCTGGTGGTGACGGAGTTGAAAGCCAGTTACATCAGGTAAAATACATGAGTCCTTTTTATGGAATTACTGGTGTTAAACATGTTCAAGCAGATCCTGACAACTATAACAACACACAAAAAAGTTACGGCATGTGGATGATACCTCCCGATCCGGGAACCACAGTAATTGTATTTTTTATTGACGGAGATCCTCGACAAGGTTATTGGATGGGATGTGTACAAGACGAAAACGCAAATTTTATGATACCAGGAATTGCGGCTACACAAAATAATGTAGAAGGTACATATACTCGGGCGCCTGTTGCAGAATACAACAAACAAGTTAATGATACTCCAACAGACCCAACTACGATTAAAAAACCAACCCATCCACTAGCAGATGTATTAAATTCTCAAGGATTAATCAAAGACGACATACGAGGTATTACCACAAGTAGTGCTCGTAGGGAAGCACCAAGCATGGTATTTGGTATCAGTACGCCTGGCCCGTTGGATAAGCGACCAGGAGCAAAACAAGGCCCAGTTGGAAAAATAGAACACTTGATACCCAACGCTCCGGTCAGCCGTTTAGGTGGTACAACATTTGTTATGGATGATGGCGATGATAAGTGGTTAAGAAAAACAAAAGCCAAAGACGGTCCTCCAGAGTATGCATCTGTAGAGCAAGGAGATTATTCTGGTAAACCAGATATTCCTCACAATGAGCTAGTACGTATTCGTACTAGAACTGGTCATCAACTACTAATGCATAATAGTGAAGATTTAATCTATATCACTAACAGTAGAGGAACTGCATGGATTGAATTTACCAGCGACGGAAAAATTGACATATATGCACAAGATAGTATCAGTATGCATACTGCCAATGATATTAATTTTATAGCAGATAGAGATATAAATTTTAATGCAACTGGAAACATTAATATGACTTCTGGAATTAGCATGTATGCTACTACTAAAAAAACATTTGAAGTCAGCGCAGGAACAGATGTTAAATTGACAGCAAAAGGTAACTCGCACATTAGTAGTGCCCATCACTTTGAAACTGCTGGCAAGATCGATATGAACGGCCCAGCAGCCGAAAAAGCAACTGCGGCTAAATTACCAGTTAGAGTCCCACAAACTGAACCTTGGGAAGGGCATGAAAATTTAGACCCAACAAGTTTTAAACCAGACAAGACCAAAGCTACAGAAACAGGCCCAGTAAAATCAACACCTGCGGCATTTGGTATGTATACAACATCAACAGATACTTTTAATAAAGTACAAGGAGGAAGTTAATGGCTTCTAAATTATATAACAAGATTACTTTGCCGGCTGTAGCGCCTAACACTATTGCAGGCCCTAAAACTTACAAAGGATTCAGCACAGTAAATACCAATACTGAGAATTTTGCTCTGTATGATTTTGAATTAATCAAACAGGATCTACTAAATCATTTTTATGTGAGACAGGGCGAAAGATTAATGAACCCTACATTTGGCACTATTATTTGGGACCTGTTGTTTGAACCATTGACAGAAACTATCAAAGATTTAATTTTACAAAATGTAAACGAAATTATCAACTACGACCCAAGGATACAAGCTGGTAATGTTGTTGTTTTGCCCTATGATACTGGTATACAGATACAATGTACATTGAAATATTCGCAATACAATTTGCAAGAAACCATACAATTAAAATTTGATCAAGCTAACGGATTGCTTGTACAATAAACTACGCACATAATTTATTTCAATAAATACACTTATTAGGACACATTATGAGCTCAACGGATAGACAAAATAACCTGTTAATTAGCGAAAATTGGCAGAAAATTTATCAATCGTTTAAGAATGCAGACTTTCAAAGTTACGACTTTGAAAATTTACGTCGTACAATGATTGACTATATCCGTACGAATTTTCCTGAAGATTTCAACGATTACATAGAGTCCAGCGAATACCTTGCACTTATTGATATTATTGCATTTGTGGGACAGAGTATAGCTTTTCGTGTTGATTTAAATGCACGTGAAAACTTCCTTGAACTGGCAGAACGTAGGGATAGTGTACTGCGTCTCGCTCGTATGATTGGTTATAACCCTAGTAGAAATGTACCAGCTTCGGGTTTGTTAAAAATTAATACAATTAGCACAACAGAAACTGTGCTTGACAGCAATGGCATCAATCTTGCCGGACAATATATTACTTGGAATGATCCCAGTAATACCAATTGGTATGATCAATTTATTAAAGTATTAAATGCATCATTGATATCAACAAATCAATTTGGTAGCCCAGTGGATCAAGCAAGCATTTATGGTATCAGCACTGGTCAGTATAGATTCAATGGCGCAAATACAAACGTCCCTACTTATAGCTTTACTAAAACAGTAGCAGGGCGTAGTATGAATTTTGAAGTTACTAGCACAACATTTGCTGGTAAAGACTATATTTACGAAGAGCCTCCAAAAATTGGCAACAGAATTGCATGTGTTTATAGAGACGATGGCTTTGGCGCTGGCAGTCCTAACACTGGATTCTTTTTTAATTTTACACAAGGCACATTGAATCAAGGCACGTTTGTTGTTACTCAGCCTACTAAGAATGAATCTATAGATATTAACACACAAAATATCAATAATACTGATGTATGGCTATATTCAATAAATCAACAAACAGGTTTAGAAAACACTCTGTGGACTAAAGTACCAGCGTTGACTGGAAACAATATCATCTATAACAGTTTAAGTAATAAAATTAAAACTATCTATAGTGTAATAACTAGAGCAGGGGATGCAATAAGTTTAAGTTTTGCTGACGGAGTATTTGGAAATCTTCCACTAGGTAATTTTAGAGTTTACTATAGAACTAGTAACAATTTAACTTATACAGTTAATGCTTCTGATATTTTAAATGTTTTAATCACAATTCCTTATACTAGCAATCAAGGGCAAATTGAAACTTTAACAGTAAGTCTTGGTTTAGTTACTAGTGTTTCTAACAGCTCGGGAACTGAAACAAACGCAAGCATTAAAACTAATGCACCTCAAACATACTATACACAAAATCGTATGGTGACTGGCGAAGATTATAATATTAGTCCATTGTCTGTCACACAAAAAGTTGCAAAAGTTAAATCTATTAATAGAACAAGTAGTGGTATCAGCAGATACTTCGATCTAGTTGATCCTACTGGAAAATATAGTAGTACTAATCTTTTTGCAGACGACGGAATCATTTACCAAGAACCCTATGTTTCAACAGTTGACTTTTCTTATTTGACTAAAACAGAAATTGAAGGTGTTATCTATAATACAATATTTCCAATATTGAATACACCTGATTTAAGAAATTTTTACTATGCAAATTATATTAATTATATTACAGAAAGTTTAAACATTTCTTGGTATAATATAACAACTGACAGTAATAGTTGTACAGGATATGTCGGTTCGTCTTCGGACGGTGTACCTTATAAATTGGGATCCTACACCAGTACAGATTTAAAATATTTTACAACTGGCGCATTGATAAAATTTGTTGCACCTAGCGGAAAATATTTTGATACAACAGATAATAACATGTTAGTAATAGGCGATGCTACAGCTCCTGGAGCAGTTACTTATTTGTGGGCACAGGTTGTTTCTATAACAGCTGACGGTACCGCTGGTGGCACTGGAACTTTGGATACTAAATTTGGTCCAGTAATACTTAACAAAGTTATTCCGTCAAATGCGGTAATAAGTCAGATTATTCCTCAATTAAATGTTACAATTTCTTCATCAGTTGTAACCACAATGATTGATTTAATTTTTAATAATAAACCATTTGGACTTCGCTACAATGCAAGTATCCAAAGCTGGCAAATTGTATTTGAGACTAACTTAAACACTACTAGTTCTTTTAATTTAAGTAATCAGGGAAATTCCAATAATACACAGCAAGATGCAAGTTGGTTATTATTGTTTACAACTAACAATGTGTACTATACAGTAAGTTCAAGATTACTGCGTTATATATTTGAAAGCAATCAAGAAGTCACATTCTATTTTGATACTACACAAAAAATTTATGATATTGTATCAAGCAACACAATATTAGATAATTTAAAAATTTTAAGCATTAACACACAACCAAATAGTACTCAGCCTTTTACAGTTGATATGTCTTGGCAAATTATTAGTGAGTATGTTGGAAAAGACGGGTACATAGATCCAACAAAAATTGTTATAGCATTTGCAGATAGTGAAAATAATGGAATTGTTGACAATCCTCAACTGTTCTTAGATGTTGTTGCTCCTACTGTGAACAGTTTAGAAAAATATATTATACAAGAAAAATATTTAATTAGTGCAGGCCAAGAAGACTACCGTTATGTTGCTAATGATCAAAACATAGTTATAATTTTAAGCACACAGGGTAATGTTGGCGCATTGACTCAATATACTGACGGACAATATTTTTATTTTGTTGACAAGCAAGTTGTTAAAAAATACAATGCTTCAACAAGTACATTGAATCCAACATTGGATTACAAAGTGTATGTAGGTAGAGATAATCTAAAATTCCAATACACTCACAGTGCTGATTATGATGCAAGAATTGATCCTGGCGCAAGCAATATCATGGACATCTATGTGTTAACTACAGCATATGACACACAATTTAGACAATGGCTTTCAGGTGCAAATGTAACCAAACCTCTTCCTCCAAGTAGTGGAGAATTGAATAGTTTGCTAGGATCAGAACTAAATGTAATCAAGTCTATATCAGATGAGATTATCTATCACCCAGTCAGTTATATTTTATTATTTGGAAATCAATCAGATCTTAATTTACAAGCTACATTTAACATAGTAAGAAATCCAAGTAGTACAGCTAGTGACAACGATATCATTGCTAGAACTATTACTGCGTTTAATAGATTTTTTGCTCTTGAGAATTGGAATTTTGGAGATACGTTTTATTTTTCAGAATTATCAACTTATGTCATGACACAGCTTACTCCTGATATTACAAATTTTGTTATTGTTCCTAAACAAGGAGCTCAATATTTTGGTAGTTTATTTGAAATACAATGTCCAAGCGACAAAATATTCATTAGTTGTGCCACAGCACAGGATGTTGTGATAGTCTCAGGATTAACATCGGACAATATTAAAACAGTAACAGGGCAAGCTCTAAATTCGGTAGTGACAAGCCAAAATATAACTAGCGCAACTTTTGGGGTAACAAATGGCTAACAGTCAAGATGCAAAAAAAGGTAATATTAGTTTAAGTGAAAAACTTTTACCAACATTTTATCAAACTAGCGCCAATAGAAAATTCTTACAGGCAACTGTTGATCAATTATTTCAACCAGGCTCGGTACAAAAAATTAACGGCTATATTGGTAGAAAAAATGCCAAAAGTGCTAACGGGGAAGATATCTATCTAGCCGCGGCAGATCGTATTAGACAAGATTATCAATTTGAACCTTCAATTACTATACAAGACAATTTAGGTAATACTACATTCTTCAAAGACTATATTGATTATATAAATCAAATTGGAGTATTTGGCGGTCTTAACAATAACCATGCTAGACTAAACAAACAAGAATTTTATTCTTGGGATCCCCATATTGATTGGGATAAATTTGTCAATTTTCAAAATTACTATTGGTTGCCGTACGGCCCAGAGACAATTAAATTTCCAGGCCAAGCCAAAGCTATTGAAAGTACATATACGGTAACAATAGAATCAGAAATCAATAATAACGAATATGTGTTTACGCCTAACGGGTTTACTAGAAATCCTGTATTAAAATTATACAGAGGACAAACATATCATTTTGATATCAATAGCCCCGGCAATCCTTTTAGTATTAAAACTGCTAGAACACCTGGCACAGCTGACCGTTATCTAAACGATTTTGTCAGCGGGTACGGAATAGAAACAGGTGTATTAACATTTACTGTCCCATTAGATGCACCTACAATATTGTATTATCAAAGCGAAACAGATGTTAATCTTGGCGGAGCATTTGAAATATTATCAATATTAGAAGATTCATACATAGATATTACACACGATTTATTGGGTAAAAAAACATATAAATTACCCGACGGCACACAACTTAGTAATGGAATGAAAGTTTCATTCCTAGGCAACGTGACACCAGCTGAGTATGCTGTGGGAGAATATTTTGTTGAAGGTGTAGGAACTTCTATTAAGTTAGTATCTACAAAAATTTTAGAAATTATCAATACCTATACCACTGAACAAACAATACCTTTTGATACTGACAAATTTGATACAGAGCCTTTTAGCGATGCAACCGGTTTTGCTGGACAACCAGACTACATTGTAATTAATAAAACAAGTAATGATTATAATAACTGGAGTCGTTATAATCGATGGTTCCATAAAGATGTTATTATAGCCAGCGCAACTTACAATGGAAATGTTGCTAGTCTTGACCAGACAGCTAGAGCGGTTAGACCAATTATAGAATTTGAAGCTAATTTAAAATTGGCTAATTTTGGCACAAATGCAATTACCGACGTTGATATTGTAGACGATTATACAACTGACGCATTTAGTTTTATAGAAGGTACATTAGGATATAATGTAGACGGCGTTCCGTTGGCTCAGGGACAGCGAATTATTTTTACAGCAGATCAGGATAGACTAGTAAGAAACAAAATTTTTGAAGTTCAGTTCTTGGATGTACTACATTTAAATGCTGGAAGTCGTCAAATACACTTGGCAGAAATTGCCACCCCAGTCCTGAATCAAGTTACATTGGTTAAAACTGGTAAAAAATATCAAGGAAAAAATATTTACTACGATGGTAGTTCGTGGGTTGTAGGGCAACAAAAAACTAAAATTAATCAGGCTCCTTTATTTGACATAGTAGATTCAAATGGTATAAGTTACGGAGATAATACTGTTTATAACGGGTCTACATTTAAAGGAACAACATTATTTTCTTATAAACTTGGATCGGGAAATAACGATAGCCATTTGGGGTTTCCGTTAAGTTATAGAAATATTAGTAATATTGGAGATATTGTTTTCAATTTTACACTTGCTACCGACAGCTTTCAATACAAAATAAACACTGAAGTTTTAACACAAAATATTAATGTAGGATATCTTGTAACTCAGAATTATTCTGGAAAAACAATATATAAAAATGGTTGGCAAGAATGTACGGTAGAGAATACCCAAGCAGCCATACGAATTTATAAAAATTCAAATTTAACTAATAATTTTCCTATAGATATATTTGATGATATTAATAATCTTTTAGATTTAACAGTAAAAATATACATTAACGGAAAAAGATTAGATCCTGCTCTTTGGTCAATCTCTGCCGGGCCGTATTACAAAATAGTAGTACTGACTACACCAATAGCATTAACAGATGTACTAACAATTAGAGCATTTTCTGCACAACCAATTAATAAAAATGGTTACTATGAAATTCCTTTAAATTTACAAAATAACCCTTTGAATAATATCATGGGAGATTTTACGTTGGGAGAAGTTATTGATCATGTAGGATCAATAGTGGACAACACATTGGAATTTTCTGGCAGTTTTCCAGGATCTGGAAATTTAAGAGACCTAGGCAATACTACCCAGTACGGAACAAAGTTTGTTCAACACAGTGGCCCGTTAAGTAATTCATTGTATCATATTACATCTGAAACAAACAACATTGTTCGTTCAGTTGAACAAAGTCGAGACGACTATAATAATTTTAAAAGAAATTTTATTAAATTAGCCGGCAATTTAGGAGTAGATGGAAATCCAGTTACTGTTGTTAATTTAATAATGCAAAAATTAAATAAGGATCGACCAAATACGGCTCCTTATTATTTTAGCGATATGGTTCCATACGGAGCAAGTGTAAAAACTGATTTAACAGTAGTCGATCATAGAATAAAACAATACCCGTTAAGTTCAGTATTCACACTAGATACATTGTCTAACAAAGCAGTTGGTATCTATCTAAACGGTGTACAATTGTTACACATACAGGATTATACATTCGACAACCAAGGATTTGTAATTATTGATCCTAGTGTACCTATGAATACCGGCGACACAATTACTACAGTAGAGTACGATAGCACAGACGGTTGTTTTGTTCCTGCTACACCAACCAAATTTGGTATGTGGCCTTCATATATTCCAAAAATTTATACAGACACAACATATCTTACTCCTCGTACAATGATACAAGGCCACGACGGCAGTCAAGTACTAGCCTACGGCGATTATAGAGATGCTTTGATATTAGAATTAGAAAAACGTATTTTCAACAATATCAAAGTTAAGTATGATACATCAATTTTTGATATTGCAGATGTCATACCAGGCTATAACAGATCCAATGATTATAGTTTAACAGAGTTTAACGAAGTACTTGCTCCTAATTTTTATAAATGGACTACGTTGTCCGGTAGAGATTTTACTAAACCGTTAAGTTACAATATTAATAATACATTTACATACAATTATACAGGAACTGCCGCACCTGATGGCAGCCCCTTGCCTGGATACTGGAGAGGAATATTTCAGTATTTGTTAGATACTGATCGCCCTAATTTGTGTCCTTGGGAAATGTTAGGGTTTAGTATTGAACCAAGTTGGTGGCAATCTCTCTACGGCCCAGCTCCTTACACTGGTGATAATTCACCAATGTGGCAAGATATATCAGATGGCCTAGTTAAAGCCCCCGGCAAGCCTCCTGTAAAATTAAGCAAGTATGCTAAACCTTTTTTAATGAAACACCTACCTGTTGATAGCGATGGCAGATTAGTTAGCCCGTTAGTTTCAGGTTTAGCACACGGCCCAACTACACAAACAATCGCTAACAATTTTATATTCGGCGATCAAAGCCCAGTTGAAACTGCATGGCGTCGTAGCAGTCATTATCCATTTGCAGTAATACTCTCAAGTATCTTATTGACTCCGGCAAAAACTATTGGACTGTTACTAGACAGATCTAGAATAGTAAGAAATTTAGCTGGACAGTTGGTGTATAAAGATACCAATTTAAGAATTAGACCAGCTGACATTAAATTACCAAGCATCTATACTAGTTCAAGTAGAGTACAAACATCCGGAATTGTTAATTATGTTGTTGATCAAATTTTAAATTTTATTTTCAGCAATAATATAAAATCTTATAAACAGTATATAACTGACTTAGCTACAATGACAACAAAGTTGTCTTACCGTGTTGGAGCATTTACCAGTAAAGATCAGTTGAATTTACTATTGGATTCTAAAACCCCACTTAGTAAAGGCAATGTATTTGTTCCAAAAGAAAATTATAATGTAGTTTTAAACACATCGAATCCAATTAAAAAAATAACATATAGTGGTGTTATTATCACTAAACTATCTTCAGGATATGAAGTTAAGGGCTACAGTAAAACACAACCATATTTTAAATATTACCCGTATACTCAATCAGGTGCAACAATTACAGTTGGTGGTATAAGTGAAGTATACTCTCAATTCACACAGGGTCAACAGTATACAACTGGATCGGTAATTGAATTCAACGGTCAATATTTTAGAGCATTGGTTAATTTTACTGCCGGCCCAACATTGGATTCGTCTACGGTAACCATATTAGGTTCGTTGCCAGTAATTGGCGGCGCTACTGCTACTATGAGAAAACGATGGGATAGAACAGTTCCTATTACTGTTCCTTACGGAACAGAATTCGGCACTGCTCAAGAAGTAGTTGATTTCCTGCAGGGATACGGTCGTTGGTTGCAAGATCAAGGATTTGTATTTGATAGTTTCAATGTTAATTTATCACATGTTGCCAACTGGGAAACTAGTTCTAAAGAGTTTTTGTTCTGGACTACACAAAATTGGTCTCCTACTATTAATCCAAGTAAAGATTGGGTTCCTAATGAACCAGTGGCATACGGATCTATTATAAAATATAATGGATCATACTATAGTGCGCAGTACAACATACCCCCAGCAGAACTGTTTGATGAAACATTATATACAACTTTAGATGGATTAAGTGTGGTTGGTAATTCTGTACTTAGTTTAAGTCCAGCTGCCACTAAACTGACATTCACTACTACATTAGCAGTTGTTGACGATATCAAAAATCAATTTTACAAATATGAAATTTTTAAAGTTGATGGTACACCGATTTCTCCAAAATTTCTAGATAGCTATCGTAGTGGAAACGTGGTTACTTATACCCCAAGAACTACTGACGGGATATACAGTGCCAGCTTTTATTTGATTCAACATGAACAAGTAGTTACACTGGATAACACTACAATTTTCAACGATGTGATATATAACCCTGAGAGCGGATACAGACAAGAGCGTATCAAAGTAGCTGGCCATGTTAGTATGGACTGGTACGGCGGCCTTGATATTCCAGGATTTATATTCGATCAGGCAGTAGTACAAGAATGGCAATCTTGGAAAGATTATTCTCTTGGAGATATTGTAAATTATCAAGGATTTTATTACAGTGCATTGTCTGCATTAGTTGGAACTCAAACATTTAATCCAGTGTCTTGGACACAATTAGAAAACAAACCAACTCCACAATTGTTACCAAACTGGTCATATAAGGCTAGTCAGTTTGAAGATTTTTATAGCTTGGAAAGCGATAATTTTGATAGTGCTCAACAAAAGATGGCACAACATCTAGTAGGTTATCAAAAACGTCAATATTTAGATAATATTTTACAAGACGATGTTACAGAATTTAAATTCTTCCAAGGAATGATAAAAGAAAAAGGTACACAAAACAGTCTTAATAAGTTGTTTAATGTACTAAGTTCTGATAATCTAGAAAGTTTAGTATTTTATGAAGAGTGGGCACTGCGTCTAGGACAATACGGTGCTGCCAAAGCGTTTGAAAATATCGAATTTATACTAGACGAATCTAAATTTAGAATCAATCCTCAGGGTGTTGAGCTACGTAATTTAAATGACGTTAGTTTGGATGAAACATTTATTATACAACAAACTAAAAATGATGTTTATTTAAAACCGTTTGGATATAATAGCCAGCCATGGCCTTTATTAAGTGTGTATAATCCTTATTTAAGAAGTGCTGGATATGTTAATGCATCGGATGTGTTTTTAAGTATAGGACACTTGACCGAATTAAAAAATCATAATGTTGCAACATTTAACGAAGGTGCTTATATTTCAGTGTCGTTTGACGGCCCAAGTTGGAACGTTTATAGATTTACAGATTTACAAATTACAATCACCAGTGTAGCTTATAATAATGTTGATACTTTAACTTTTACAACAGAAAACTTACTATCATTTAAAGTAGGCGATTGGATTGGTATATCGCAAGTTGCTAAAATACAAGGGTTCTATCAAGTTACCAGCGTAAAATTGAATTCGTTTACTGTTAATGCAGTTATTAGTGGATTTCCAAGTCCGTTTACACAGACTGCACAAGTAGTTGTTTATGCATTAGTAAGTCAGCGAACCAGTAGTATAAACAATTTAGATACAGTTCTTACACCACGAGCTACACCTGGAGAAATGATATGGACAGACGATCAGGGCAATGGCAAATGGGCCGCGTGGAAATACAATCCAGTATACAATATTTCTTACCTTAATAATTCTGCTCCCCAAGCTAGTTTGGAGTTTGGATCAGTTGTTGCAATTAACAGAGCAGGCACAATGGCCGCTGTTGGAACAGGTTTTGGACAAATTACTACCTATGATAAATTTAGTATTGCATTACCGTGGGTTCAACGACAAATTATAGAACCACCGTTTATTGCCACTAATGCAGTTTATCTCATCGGTGCTTCTACTACACTTGGTAGTACAACGGTATCTATGGCATCTGCTGTATCGGGCATGATTGGCGGACTCATCACAGGGCAAGGAATTCCGCTAGACACATTAATTACATCAGTAACACCGGGAGTTAGTGTAACAATCAGCCAAAAAGCTAATGCATCCAGTTCTGGAACAACATATACTGTTTCTACAAACGTTAACCCATTAAATGTAATTTCAACATCGATATCGATATCTCCAGATGGTGAGTATTTAATTACAGGTAGTCCTTTAGCAGGTAATGCTGTTACAAATTATCTTGGCGAATACGATCCGTTGATTATTTACGGCCCAGGCGCAATAGTTAGTGTATTAAATTATGATACAGGTTTTACTGATTTTTACCAAGCTATTGCGGTTGCACCGCTTGGAGCCGATCCATATGGCGGTAATCCAGAGTACTGGGAAAATATTTTTTATGTGCCTGTTAACAGCTACGGTACATGGGATCCAACTGTAATATACCCATTTGATTCAGGTACATCAACAGGCACAACTGTTGTTTATAAAGGTAAAGTTTACGAATCTGCAATAACTATATATGGTCAGGCAACTATTACTGTTACAAATACCGCAGCCGTAACATATTATCTAACCACAGCAGATACTAGTGTGTTAGGTGTTGGATATCAAATTACTTTTTCAGGTAATACATTTGGTGGTGTTGCACAAGGAGTAATATATTATGTGGCAACAATTATTAGTAGTACACAATTTACTATAACGGCTTTACAAGGTAGTGCATTAACTGTTCCATTAACTACCGCAAGCGGAGAGATGACAGCGACTCAAGCAGCCGCTCAGGCACCCGATAGCGGAAATGGTCAGTGGACACTACAGTATTCGTTAACTGGATATACTGGACAAGGTGTTGTTAGTTTATACAAAAAAGATTCAAACAACATTTATTCACTAGTTGATACTATCATTAGTCCGTTTGCTTCAGCAAATGAAAACTTTGGTTCAAGTTTTGCATTTGGCAACGATGTTATCTATATTTCTGCTCCAGGATATTTGAATAATACTGGTAGAGTTTATAAATTAAAATATTCTACAGTAGTTCAAGCAACATCTGCATATAACCCGGTTGGCAGTTATGCATCTGTGTTGCGTGTAACTAGCACAAGCGGTATTAGACCTGGTATGTATGTGTTAGGTGCAGGGTTCACTAGTGGTCAAATTGTCGAAACTATTTTAAGTTCTACAACAGTACAGTTATCGGGAACTCCTGATTCAACACCTAGTGGCTTGATTGAATTTGCTGTAATTGGTTGGGGGTATGATCAAACAGAAATATATTCTGGAACAATAACCGGGATGAATTTTGGATACAGTCTTGCTATTAGCAATGACAATTCTACTTTAGCAATCAGCGCCGCAAGTAATGTTACCACAGCGATAGTTGCAATATTTAAAGCATCGACTAATTTATCAATAGCTACAACCGGAGCATCGGGCACTGGTACAACTGCAACAATAACATTTACAAAACAAAATCTTGTACCTTTTGCATTAGGAGATACTATTACAGTATCTGGAGTATCTCCTTCAACATTTAACGGTGCATTTGTAGTAACTGCTGTTACAAATTCAAATGTAAGTTTTGCTAGTCCTGCAAGAGGTCCCCAAACACATGCTGGAATAATTACCGGTAATAGTTTATCTGGAATTGCTTTGACACAAGTTTTAGCTGGTATTGATTATGATATTCAACTGGCTATATCCGATGACGGCCAGTATATTGCTATATCTGATGACACAACTAGTACTTCTCAGATTAAACAAGGTGGTTCTGTAACTGTTTTCAAAAATACAAACGGACAATATACAGTTTATCAATCAGTATTACCACATCAGCCAGAAACAAATGGTCATTTTGGAAGAAAAATTTCCTTTATGAACAACTATAATACATTGGTAATTTATAGTCAATACGGCGATACATTTATTACAACAACTTTTGATTCTAACGGAACAACATTTGATAAAAATTCAACACCATTTACTGTAAGACAAATTAACAGCGGTCGAGTTGATGTGTATGACAAATATGCCGACAATTGGATATTCAGTGAGAGTCTAACTAGATCTAATCCAGTAACACCTGCTGGAGAATTTGTTGTGGGAGACACATACTCAATATTGAGTCTAGGTACAACTGATTTTACAAAAGTTGGTGCAAGTATCAATGCAATTGGGGTTACATTTACCGCAACCGGCGACGGTAATGGAACAGGTACAGCCGCTATCATAACCAACGAATCAGGTGTGGCAGACGGGTATGGTTCTGGGTTTGCAGTCGGAGGAAATCATATTTTAATTGGTGCTCCTTTTGGAATTGATCAAGGGCTACAATCTGGAAGAGTTTATGACTATGGAAAAAAACCAGGCCAGCAAACTTGGTCAGTCATGCATAGTGAAATTGATAAACCAGATGTGAAAAAAATTAAAAAAGCGTTTTTATACAATAGAAAATTAGGAACTCTGGTAACTTACTTGGATATAATTGATCCTGCCCAGGGAAAAATTGCTGGCCCAGCTGACGAAGAAATTAAATTCAAAGCAGTATACGATCCTGCAACTTATAGTGTTGGAGATACCACAGTCAATGTAAATTCAGGAACAGCATGGACTGATGATCGAGTAGGACAGTTATGGTGGGATTTAAGAACCGCTAAATTTTTAAATGCTTATCAAGATAATCCAATTTATAAAAATACTAATTGGAACACATTGGCCCCAGGCGCAAGTATAGACGTTTATGAATGGGTAAAATATAATCAGTTGCCAAGTCAATGGGACAGCCTTGCAGATACTCCTACCGGCATTGCACTTGGAATCAGCGGAACTAGTTTGTATGGTAACACTGTATATAGTGTAAAACAAACATATAATACAACCACACAGCAATTTAAAAATACATATTATTTCTGGGTCAAGAACAAAAAATTTGTACCTAATGTTCCTGGTAGAAATATGTCAGCTCAAAACGTGGCTAATTTAATTGCAAATCCAAGAGGTCAAGCATATACATATCTTGCACTAACTGGCCCTAGTAGTTTTAGCCTTGTAAATGCAAAACAATATTTAAAAAGCGATGAAGTTGTATTAAGCGTAGAATACTGGCTCGGCACAAAAACAGATCAAAATGTACACGGCCATTGGAAACTTATCAGTAACGATCCTACCACTTATATTCCTTTGGTAATTGAACAAAAATGGATTGATAGTTTATGCGGAAAAGATTCTGCAGGTAGACAAGTTCCAGATCCGTCGTTGCCTCCAAAGATTCGTTACGGCATCGAAAACAGACCACGCCAAGGAATGTTTGTAAATCGTTTTGAAGCATTAAAAGAATTTGTAGAACAAGCTAATCAATTACTAGCAGTAAATCAAGTAGTTGAAAATAATAATCTTACAAATTTAGAAAGTTATGATGCTCCACCGTCTGCATCATCTGGATTATATGATATATCTTTTGACACTTACCCTGAATTAAATTTTGCCAGCGTAGGAAATTTTGCTAAACCATCTATTAGTCCTTCGATAGCAGATGGTCGAATTGTTGGAATAACAATTAATACAGATACACAGGGAAACCCATTAGCTGGCAAAGGGTATACAATTGCACCGTTTATACAAGTAGTAGGCTCGGGCGAAGGCGCTGTTGTTAGAGCAATTATAAATGCTAAGGGACAAATTACCGGCGCTAAAATAGAATCAGCCGGTGAAGGCTACGATAGTTCAACTATAATGATTGTTAGAAATTATAGTGCATTGGTATTAAGTGATGAAAATGCAAATAATAAATGGAGCATATACAACTGGATACCACCAACAACTACATCCAATGGATCGATAGTTGATGGTTACTGGACCCTACAAAGAACACAATCGTATGATGTTAGAGATTACTGGAATTATTCAGATTGGTATGCACCTGGATATAGTCAGTTTACATTAGCTGATTTTTCTGTTGCTACATTATCTGATTTAAATTCTATAGAACCTATACTGGGAGAAACAGTAAAAGTTAGAAATAGTAATTCAGGAGGGTGGGTAATACTAGTCAAGTATGCTAATTCAACTAGCGTTGATTGGACACAAAGCTATAAAATTGTTGGAATACAAAACGGAACTATACAATTAAGTTCTTCTTTGTATAATACAACTGCAACTACACAAGGTTTTGATAATAATATATACGATTCAGACTCTTATGATTTGGTAGCGGCAACTGAATTAAGAATAATATTAGATAGTTTAAAGAATAATATTTTTGTTGGAGAACTAAACGGTTCTTATTTAGACTTGTTCTTTGGTAGCGTACATTATATTCACAGTGAGCAACCTTATGTTGACTGGATATTTAAAACCAGTTTTGTAAGAGCACAACATAACATTGGAAGTTTAGATCAGCCGGTTACTTACAAACCAGACAATTTATCAAACTTTGAAGATTATGTAAACGAAGTCAAGCCTTATAAAACCAAAGTTAGAGAGTATATTAGTAACTATGATAGTATAGATCCAGCACAACTTCCTATAACTGACTTTGATCTACAACCAATCTATGAAGGTAATAAAATGACCTTGATAGAAGTTCATGTACAAAATGGTCAAATTATTGCACAGGATCCAGCCATTGAAACTTATCCTTGGAAATTCTGGGCAGATAATGTTGGATTTACCATTACTGAATTAAAACTAATCGACGGCGGCAGTGGATATGTAACAGAACCTCAGGTTGTTATTTCAGGAAATAGTGGAAATGGAGCTACTGCAAGAGCATTTATCAGTAATGAAAAAGTTAATCGAGTAGTATTACTGACACCGGGCGCAGGGTATTTAGAAGCTCCAAAAGTTACAATTAACGGCGGGATACTTCCGACTGGTACTCCTGCACAGGTTGTGGCCACTATAGGAAAAGGTGTTGTTAGATCTAATTATATCGGAATTAAATTTGACAGAGTTGACCAAAAATATTATATAACACAGTTACAAAAAAATGAAACTTTTACTGGAACAGGTTCTAGACTACAATTTCCATTAGTATGGGGCCCAGATAACCGAATTGGTCAAAGTACAGTTACTATTGATGGCATTCTTGCATTAAGAGATACCTATACATTAAATATTCTTTCAAATAAAACCAAAGGATATACAACTTATTCTGGTACAATAACATTTACTAAACCGCCCATCAAAGGCGCGGCAATATCAGTTACATATATCATAGATGAATCTTTGTTGAGTGCTACAGATCGAATTCAATACTATTATAATCCAACAACTGGAGAATTAGGAAAAGATCTAGCACAGCTGATGACAGGCATTGATTATGGTGGTGTGATAGTTAATGGTTTAGGTTTTGAAGTGTCACAGGGTTGGGACAGTGTTCCATTTTATTCAGATAAGTGGGACACATATGATTCTAAATACACTGATTATAGCATAGTTGTAGATGCAAACACACATGAATTTACATTGCCATACACGCCGTCGTCTGGAACACAACTAAACATTTATAAATTGTCCACCAGTGTTGACTCATATGTGTCAGACGGTGTCGCAACTCAGTATCAGTATAACATTCAAGACTTTAATCCGTATGCTACTGTAACAAACACCACACAAACTCAGGGAATTTATGCTACATTTACATCAATTAATACTGTAGTAAATTCGTATGGAACAGTTCTAGTGGTATCTAGTACAACGAATATTGTATCAGGTATGACAATTTCTGGAACAGGATTTGTGTCCGGTCAAACAGTAGTATCAGTTACAAATTCTACTACAATAAGATTAAGCGCACCACCAGATAGTTTACCAAACGGCACACTAGTATTTTCTTTTAATGTTGCTGGTAGTAACATTCTTAGAGTAGCTAGTGTAACAGGCGTGAGAGTTGGAGACGTGCTGTCCACAGCTGATACTAGTCTTGACTTGTTTGCATCAAGCACCACTGTAAAATCAATCTCTGGAAAAGTATTAACTTTAAACACAATATTATATTACAGTATACCTGATACTACCTATATAACATTCACACGCAAATTAATTCAACCAACAGATGTAGTTATAACAGGAACTGGATTAGCAACTTTAACTAATTTGTCAAACAGCGGAATTGTGGCAGGTTCCACGATCAATATTATTGGATCTCTGAATCCAATTAAATTAGATGATCCTAATTATAACATTGCACCGTATTTTGCTCAACTGATAGAAGCATCTGCATATGATACAGCCTTTACTTCTAACTATCAAAGTATTCAAGCAGGACTTGCAATACTAAATCATATCACTGTGTATGGTTACAAAGTAAGCGAAACAAATTATTCTATTTCTGAATTAATTTCTAACATTACTGGGTTACCAAATGTAGCAAATAATACACCAGCGGTTACTGAAATCAATACTAATGCCGCTATTATTAAAAATATTGTGAGCGGAGGTATTGTTCCACAACCAATTTTTACCTCACCGTATGGCACACCAACACGCATAGTATACAATGTTCCAACGATCAATACTCCTAGCGATGGCATTCATATTGGTCCATATGTGTATATTCCAGTAGCAACTATTGGTGCTACACCTGTAACAACCGGTTGGTCTGTATCCGGGTTAGGAATAACAGGGTTTGCCAGTGTCACAAATGTAGTAATACAAAATGGATTAGTTGCGGCACAAATTAATCAAAGTATTCAACTATTGGTTGAATCTGGAAATTATACCTTTATTTCTCCAGGATACGGTTCGTATAGTGCCGCAACATTGCTGAACGATAATATTCCGTTCATACAAGCAGAGTTGGTAAAGTATCTTAGCAATAATTATCCAAGCATAACAATCAATCTTACAGATTTTCAAACAAGAATACAGTACATTGTACTAAGTTTATGCTATGATTTAATGTACGGCGGCAACAGAGAATCTATATATTCGGCGACACAATACTGGATTTATAACAATAGTATTCCATTCATTCAACCATCGTCTTATTGGTCTGGTATATTTGGTTACCTTAATACTATAGCACAAAACATTATTACGAATACGCCGTTTACAAGATTACAAACAGCTTTTTTCCAAACTACAGTTGCTAACTTGGTAAATGGTGTAGTTGCAAGTACATCTATTAGTAACAATATTACGACAATAAAAACAGTTATTAGTAATTCTTTCTATCCTAATGCTACAATAGTTAACCCTACATTAACTGTTGCACCTGCTGGATTGCAAACTGTTGCAAACACAATTTTATCAAACGAATCTGCATTAACTCCAGCTGTAAATCCATCGGCAATAGTTAATACATTCTTGTCTAATGGTGTGTCTGATGGCGACGGGCTTGTAACTAAAACATTTACAATACCACAACCATACACATTGGTGGACGGCGGAAAAGCAAATTCAGTTATTGATATTCAAGTTGACGACGGCGGCTCAGCCAGTACCACTTACGGTGCTCTTGATAGAGTGGACGCAGGATCAAACGCATCTGCAAATGTGTTTATTGTATCAAAAGGCGATGAATTTATTATTAGACAAACAACTAGTGATGGTTCTATTACTCCTCAGCCTCAAGACTACGATACTGCCTTAGACGGCGGTGATACTAGTACATTAACTGGAATTTTTGCTACAGCAACGGGTCTAGCCGCTGACGATATTATTGTAGATGGCGACGGGTTTGTTACAACTTCCACAAATGTTGCACCAGAGGAAGTAGTTCCAGGGCAGGTTGTTGATACTCTTGCTATCAAAGTATTTGACAAACCTACCAGCGGATCAGCAACTATAAAAGTAGATAATTATTTCGGTGACGGAACTAATACTACTTTCAAAGTCACTCAGCAAGCTAATAGTCCAGGCGCAATTATTGTAAAATCTAACGGATCAGTAAAGACAATTACAGCAGATTATGATATTGATTTTAATAATAGCAATGTGGTATTCCATGTTGCTCCTGCAATGAACGCACAAATCAGTTTGTTTAGTATTGGATTCAGCGGTGCTAATATTATTGACATTGACCATTTTATTGGAGACGGACAAACTAGAGAGTTTGTAACCAATGCATCTTGGACATCTCCAATAACTGTGCTGGTTTACGTTAATGGCACAGTTGCTAGCCCGCAAATATTTAAGACTGATACATCTTATTCGTATTCAAATGCTATTGGATTTAAATTTGCAATAGCTCCTAAGGTAGGAGACCTTATCAATTTTATAATTGTAGCAGGATCTTCGCCTACGTATGCTATTTCTAATATTGAAACAGTATTAACTAACGGCTTAAGAACTTATACATTACAAAATATTGTTGGTAATTCTTTACCTAATGAATCAAATATGATTGTTCGAGTAGATCAAAATATTTTATCTGGGCCAGTTAATAGTTACTTTACAATTGGTAGCAACAGATTAAATTATAATATTGATCCAACCAAATTTGTTCCTTACAGCGTTGATATTACTACAATAAATGTATATGTAGGAAATACTACATTGGTATTAGGCAAAGATTATATTGTAGATCTCGGCGGTATCACAATTAAAATTAATAAAAATACATATTCTGCCTATAAAGGACAAGAATTAGTGGTAAGCGTTACTACAGGCCAAGGTTACACATTTAATCCGTCATCTAATCAAATCACATTTGATCAAGCATACGACAATACTCATGTAGTTCAAGTGATTAGTTCTTATCAACATGAGTTTTTAGATATACAAAGAACAACAGTTTCTGCATCCAGCACTGCATTGTTAGTACCAAACTCTTCTCAATATTATTACTATGAAAATATTCTTGGAGGTGTAATAGATTTAGATAGACCAGTGCTTAATGATTACTATGTATGGGTAATTAAAAATAACAAATTGTTAAGTCCTGTAGTTGACTACAAATTAAATGAAGATTATCAAAGTATCACACTGGCACAAAACTGCATTATTACAGATAAGATTACGTTAATTACATTTGGTAGTAATGTGTTACAATCTGGAATTGCATACATGCAATTTAAAGACATGCTTAACCGAGTAAGTTACAAACGCCTAAGTCAGGCAAAACAAACTACACTTGCACAAGATTTGCATTGGAATGATATTAATATTGTGGTATCAAATGCTTCTGCATTTGATTTGCCTAATCCTAGAAACAACAAACCTGGAGTTGTTGAAATTCGAGGAGAGCGTATTGAATATTTTTCGTTGGTTGGTAATACACTAAGTCAATTACGCAGAGGAACATTAGGTACTGGAGTTAACACGCTAGTGGTTGCAGGATCTAATGTGCAAGATATTGGCGGTAGTGAAACTATACCCTACCACGATACACAGATTGTAAATCATATTATCAGTGACGGAACTTCTACAGTTAATTTAGATTTCACACCAGCATCGGTAAATGAAATAGAAGTGTTTGTTGGCGGATATAATGACGGAACTCAGTGGGAATCAGGAGCAGTTTATTCTGTAGGATCAATAGTTAATGTAGGAGTTTATACTTATAGATGTCTTGTTAATCACTCCAGCGGCAGTACTTTCTTCAGCCCTGTGACTACAGTGACTATAAACCCTGACGGTACAACAACAGCAACAGCAATTAATGTACTTTCTTCTAGTGTTTGGCAATTCTTTATAGGCAATCTTCGATTGAAGAAAGTTGGATATAGTGTGTTTAACATAAACAACGCACCGTCCAGCCCCGAAGGAGATGTTACATTTAAGGCAGACTTTACAGTTGACGGCACTACACCTCAAATAACATTGACTAATTTACTAAGTTTTGGAACACAAATTACAGTAGTTAAGAATACCGGAAAGGCATGGGACAACACTACAAATATTCTCTACGATACTGGAAAGATAAGTGATTTTGTTAGATCTGCACCCGGTATTTGGTACAGCGAGTATAAACAATAAAACTATTAAACTAGCAGATAATGATGCTGGATAAATATAAGATAAAGAGAGATTGATATGCAGACTAAAGACGCAACAGGAATTCATATTGAAGGTCATATTAAAATTTATGACCCAGTTTCTAACGAAATTTACATTAACAAACGTAATGCAATTCATTATGAAAACATCAGTTTGGCTCTAGCAGAAAGCCTAGCAGATAGTGGTAAAGGGTTTGTGTACCAAATGGCATTTGGTAATGGCGGAACTAGTATAGATCCAACAGGAATTATCACATATTTGACACCAAACACCAGTGGAACCAATGCTAGTTTGTATAATCAAACCTATGCTAAAGTAGTTAATCAAAATTCTAGCAACAACACAGACCCTAGTAGAAATTTTATCGAAACTAGACACGTTACTGGAACTAACTATACTGATTTATTTGTTACTTGTTTGTTAGATTACGGCGAGCCTAGCTCACAAAGTGCGTTTGATACTGTTTCTACCAACGACAGTAACTTTGTGTTCGATGAATTAGGACTAAAAAGTTACGATTCTACAGGTAACAGCCTGCTATTGACACATGTGATTTTTCACCCTGTATTAAAAAGTTTAAATCGTTTAATACAAATTGATTATACTGTACGTATTCAAAGTTTAACCGGTTTGGTAGGAGTATAATAAATGTCTTATCAAGTAACATTTACACAAACCAATAACCCAGATAAACCGCCAATCACAGTTGCTGACGGAACTATTGATAGCACAACCAGTTTAAAGTTTGTTGGAAAAAATTATGCTGGTTATGGCCCTGTGATTGCAAATGATTTTTTACATTTATTAGAAAATTTTGCAAATGATACAGCACCAATCAATCCAGTTCAAGGACAATTATGGTTTGATACTGCCGCTAGTGTAAACTTGTTAAAAGTTTATGATGGATCTTCATGGAACCCAGCTGGAAGTTTGAAAAAATCTGGCACTGCACCAGCTGCCGCAACTTCAGGTGATCTATGGGTCAACACAACAACTAGCCAACTGTATCTTTATTCAGGAAGTGCTTGGATTTTAATAGGCCCGCAATTTAGTGCTGGATTACAAACAGGACCTATTGTAGAAACCATTGTAGATACTGCTAATATTTCTCACAACATACTTACATTTTATGCAAGTAGTAGTAGTAATAATATTGAAAGTTATAGAATTGCAATCATCAGTAAAGATACATTCACTCCTAAAGCCGCAATAACTGGATTTCAAACAATCAACGAAGGTTTTAATCTAAGTACTGTAAATTCTACTAGCGCAACTAGTTTATCTCGTCTATGGGGAACTGCCCAGCAAGCTGATGCATTACTAGTTGGTAGTACTACAGTAGCCGCCGCAAACTTTTTACGCGGAGATACAACTACAATTGCAAACTATCCAGTTAACGTTCGTAATGATGGCGGTATAACACTGGGAGCTAGTTTAGGGTTTAACGTTGGTATCACCGGATCTACTACTGTACTATATTCTAAAAATAGCGGAAACAGTGTAGAATTTGCTACTAACAATTCTGGAACAGTTATTACTGCCATGCACCTTAGTGCAGATGCAAAATTAGGTATTGGCGCTAATAATGCAAATCCACAAAGTACATTGGACGTTATCGGTGGAGTCACAATTAAAGATGATCCAACTAGTCATGCAGTAAACTGGACTGCCAACACACCTTATTCCATAAATGCTTATATTATCTATAATAATTTTTACTATCAAGTTAGTATAGCAGGTGTATCTGGATCAAACGGTCCTATACACACCAGCGGTTCTGCATCCAACGGTACTGCTACATTGCTATACATTGGTAGTGTTCCTGTATCCCCAGTACCGGGAAGAATAATCATATCAGGTACATCGGATGTTGGAGAAAGTAGTATTAGTCCATTCGATCCAGGTGGAGCAAGTATTCAAACCGCAGGCGGTTTATCTGTAAGTAAGAAAACATCTTTTGGAGATGATGTTACTAGCTACGGACAGTATTTTATCAATTATCTAGATGCCAATGGTAATCCAGTTGCATCTAGTGTTATTCAACCAGGAACCGATAGCGCCGCTAATTTATACGACATTGGAACCAGTACTAGACCTTTTAGAAACGTGTATGCACAGGCATTCCAGGGAAACTTTAGTGGTACATTTACCGGAAGTTTAACAGGCAGTATCACTGGCGCTGCCGCAAAATTACAATCAGCTACTACATTTTTGTTAACAGGAGACGTAACAAGTCCTGGTGTAGTATTTGATGGACAAACTGCTACTGGAACAGTTACATTCAACACTAGTATCAATCAAGGAATTATTACTGGTAAAAATGAAGCGACTGACTCGGCATTAAACGATCAATTATTAGTTTACCAAGCATCGAGCAGTCAACTAGTTAAGATGTCTAAACAGGCATTATTTAAACATACAGCTACAGTTCCAGTGGGAGCATTGTTCCCGTTTGCTGGAAATAAAAATTCATTGCCCGCAGGATATTTGTTATGCGATGGTAGCGAAGTTAAAATAAGCGATTACCCTCAACTATTTTCAGTTATAAGTTATACATACAGAGCGGCACTATTACTAGTTGGTTTAGGCACTTTTGCCCTGCCAGATTTTAGAGGACGTATACCGCTTGGCGCAGACAACATGAATAATGGGTTGACGGTCCCGGCAGCAGATGGCTCAAATATTCAAATTAATGCAGGTGGCGGAGTTGCTAACAGAATTACTGAAGTAACAGCCGACACAATTGGTGCATCTGGCGGTAGCCAAACTGTAACGCTAGGATTAAGCAACTTGCCAGATCATAAACACAGTCTCAATGATGGTAATGCACAGTACTTTGCAGTAGGTGGCCCTAATCCTTCAACCGACCCATACGCTGGTGTTTCTACAGGCAAGGGATTGACTGTACAAAACCAAGCTGGACAAGGTTATGGATTGTCTGACAGTGGAAGTGTAGTAAGTCCAACACTTGCAACACCATTTACAGTCTTACAGCCTTATACAACTATCAACTACATAATTTTTACTGGTGTTATATAATGAGTTATTCAATTCTTAAAACTGACGGAAGTACATTAACTGAAATTGTTGACGGCACAATTGACCAAACATCAACCGATCTAACGTTAATTGGAAAAAATTCTACAGGGTACGGAGTTTTCCTCAACGATAATTTTGTGCATATTTTAGAAAATTTTGCTAATACCAGTCAACCTAATAAACCAATCATAGGACAACTATGGTTTGACACAACTCAAAATAGATTAAAAGTATACGATGGTGTACAATTTAAAGTAACTGGAGGAACTTTGATAGGTTCTACAGTTCCTAGTAATTTAACTACTGGGGATATATGGATTGATAGTGGTACTAGCCAGTTGTTTTTTAATGACGGAGTATCTAATATACTTTGCGGTCCGTTATATACAGCTACTCAAGGTCAAAGTGGTTTTATAGTAGAAGATATTATCGATACTAACAAGTTAAATCATACTATTGTATATCTATACTGTGCTGGTACGCTGTTAGGCATATTCAGTAACGCCGCTTTTACACCAGGCGAAACTATATCTGGATTTACCGGAAACATTACTGTTGGATTTAATGCGGCAAACTTGCTTGGTTTACAGTTTAATGTACCTGTTGTTACTGCAAAACAATTGTTAGATGCATCCGGTGTGTCGCATACTGCGGAGAACTTCATTCAAACTGTGGCGCGCAGTCAAACAATCACCGGATCTTTAACAATACAAGCACAAACACCATTAGTACTTGGAACTTTATCTAATAATGAAATTGATATTAGCTCTACACTGTTTCAAATCAAATCAAACATTGCAAATCAGAACTTTTCAATAGCTACACTAAGTCAAACAGGTATTAGTTCAGCATTATTTGTGAACGCCAGTAGTAAGTTTGTTGGTATTTTTACCAATAATCCACAGTATGCATTAGATGTAGTGGGCACAGTACATAGTTCAACTTCCATAGTAGCAGGTACTACAATTCAGGCAACGGGAGAAATTACTTCTGGGTCAACACTTACAGGAACAGCACTAAAAGTAACAGCTAGTTATACTCCTGCAACCAGTTCTAGCACAGGTACAACCGGGCAAATATCATGGGATTCCCAGTTTGTATATGTTTGTATAGCTACAAATACTTGGAAAAGAGCGGCCCTTAGCACTTGGTAATAAGAGCTAAAATAATGATAAATACTCAAGAATAAGGAACAGGATGAGATGGCATATACTATCAATCACTTTAATGGAACACTACTAGCAACAGTTGCCGACGGCACTGTTGATGCTAGTACTAATGTAAAACTAGTAGGTAAAAATTACGCCGGTTACGGACAAATTCAAAATGAAAATTTTGTGTATCTACTTGAAAATTTTGCCAACAATACTCCACCTTCAAACCCACAAACAGGTCAAATTTGGTACGATAGCGGCACAAGCAAGTTAAAATTCTGGGATGGAAGTAAATTCCGTACAACAGGCGGTGCTGAAATTGGTGCAACAGCGCCAAGCGGCTTAACAGTAGGTGATTTCTGGTTCGATACAGTTACCAATCAGTTGTTTGCATGGAGCGGTAGCCAGTTTACCTTGATTGGCCCACAAGCGGTTGCCGGTTCTAGCACAACAGAAATGTTAAGTACCAGTGTAAAAGACAACTTTGGTACAAGCCATACTGTTATTGAAGCAATCGATAATGGCCAAGTTATTTTTATTATCAGCCCAGACAGTGCATTTACATTAGATAATACAACAAATCCAATTACAGGATTTACACAAATACAACAGGGTGTAACATTATGTTACACAAATAATAACAGCACACCGGGTGTTACAACAAGTGCTCATAGATTCTGGGGTACTGCTACTAACGCAGATCGTTTAGGCGGTTTGGCAGCCAGCAACTTTGTTCAAGCCGGCAGTGCGGCATTTAGTACTGTGGTTAACTTTGCAGACGTTGGGTATACAGTTGGTAATCCTGTTGCACGTTTGCGTGTATTCAATAATAACAGTAGCACACCTACTATTCAGAATCAATCAAATAATACAATTGTATTCCAGACAACAGTTGCTAGTTCTACAGTAACTCCAATGCAACTAGTAGGAGCAGATGTATTACCAGGAACTACTGCAACAAGTAACTTAGGAAATCAAAATTATCAGTGGTTAAATGTGTGGGCAACTACATTTAACGGCAATGCTACCAGTGCTACTGGCTTAGTATTCAACGGTAGTACAATCACTCCAAGTGCTAATACAAGTCCAAATACAGTAGTTGTTCGTGACGGCGGCGGCAATGTCAATGCAACTATTTTCAATGGTGCAAGTACAACTAGTTACTACGCTGACTTGGCAGAAAAATATTTACCAGATGCTGATTATGAACCTGGTACAGTAGTTAGTGTTGGTGGAGAACAAGAAGTTACTGCTAGTGTAACTGGTGATACACCAATTGGAGCAGTATCTACTGCTCCAGGTTACATGATGAATTCAGAATTAGAAGGTGGAATTTACATTGCATTGAAAGGGCGTGTTCCTGTCAAAGTCGTAGGTCCAGTTAAAAAGGGAGATTATTTAATTCCTACAGAAACTGGATGTGCTCGTAGTGCTGTTGACAATACTATTCCTGGAATGTTTGCTATTAGTTTAGAAACAAGTGATCATAGTGGTGTTAAACTTGTAGAATGCATAATCTTGTAAATAAGAAGTTATAAAGGATAAAAAATGGCTGGACAAGGTACCCCGATTCGGGCTAGTGATTATAATTCAATTCAATCAACCATCTCTAATGTGTTAGGTACTGGATCTGGATCAACTGGCTACGGACAAACAGTTACTAGCGGACAAGTTTCCGTTGGCGGTAAAATTGTTGCCAGCGACTGGGTGTTGTTACGTAACGATCTTTTATCAGCTCGTCAACATCAGACAGGTAATAATGAAGGTGGGCAATTAACACCAATCAATACTACTACTCTTGTTAGAGAAACAGATCGTGCGGCTTACTACAATCTTGCTCAGTTGGTTCTTGCCAATCAGAATGTAACTCCGCCATCAGGGCAAGCAACTTTAACAACATTTAATTCTAGTTCTCGTTCA